TATTCTTGACTCAACATTCTTCATAAATTTAGATAGGTTTGTATTTGCAGCATCGCGTATTGCTTGTCGCTCTGCTGCTTCTTTTTTTTCTTTAAGCGCCTTCTTCCTAGAAAACTCTTGGTTCTCAATAGTTAGGACGTGTGCGCTATAACCATTACCACTGAAAGCAGGAGACTTCCATGTATGGGTAAGATCAGCAGCATGTGAAGGAGTGAGGAAAGAATACCCCAAAGCAAGGATAATACCAATAATCGCCCCCAACAAGAATGATTTTAAGAGGTCGCTATCATGCCATATTGCCTGTGTCTTAAAGAATTCATCTGAGGCGTGATGACCCGTCTTTAGACTGAAAAAGTTCTTACTCATCCTTCTTTTTCTCCTTTTCGATATCACGAAGTTCCAGTATCGTATTAATCTTCTGGTCCATTCGTATCATGTCGTTGTCCAACATTCTTATTCTATCAATAAGAGCGATAGTTGTCATGGTTGCTTTTTCTAATGCTGGTAAAATTTCTTGAGTAACGTATTTCCAGACAAAGAATATAAAATAACCCATACCAACAGCCATGACCACAGTGATACCCTGCTCTTGAACTGCCTTAATAATTTCCTCCACTTCACTAATCCTTTCTGGCGTCCTCCTTGCCATCGGCCGCAGACATCCTTCTGACATCTGGCTTCACACCTAATACATGGCATACCAAAGAATCTAGTCTCACAATTTCATTATTAATAGTTTTGACACGGTTATCTAATGCCGTAATCAACATATTCAATGTCGCAGCGGAATCTACCACTGATGCTAATATATATTTTAGGAGAATAATGATAAACGCACCACCGCCAAGTACGGCAGTGATGGTGAAACCAAGTTCAGCGATAATTGTAAATACTTCCATCGCCGACCCCTATAAAATACGATACTGGATTATTTAGGTGATTTGGGTATTTTAGGACTTATTAATAGGTGTGAACGACTTATTTTGCATCCGATAAACGCATTATAATATTTATCTGGTTTTAATAAACAATCTGTGTCAAATTGAAGTTTTGCTTCATAATAATTTAGTTCACCCTTAGTCTTACATAGTCGAACTATTTTTCTATCAAACAACTCTAATCCGTGTTCTTCTACTAACAACTTTACTTCTTCACTTGAACCACAGTAAGTTTTCCAATCAGTCTCTACTATTTTGATGCGTTTTCTTTTCTTACCCTTCAGTGGGGGCAATCTTCTTTTTGATATTAAACCTTTTTTACCAATATAGTCTTTATCATTTATTTTGTTAGTTACTATATAAACAAAACCAAGATTATCTTCAATCATCTCGCTTGTAAATGGTTTACCATTGTAGTGCCAAGTCACCACTGTCTCCAAGCGTTTGCAATAATTGCAAAACAAGTTACCATATGTAGTACAACCCAAACAGTTCTGATTATTGCAACTCTGTCTGATTTGTCATCTTCATCAAATGCTTTAGACCCAATGGCCTTACACCAATATTTCCACATGTTCACGGCGTAACAGTAAGGTCTTTTATTCTGTGTGGTTGATTTAGTACCCAATCAATAACAGAAATACAATACTCAATAGACATTTTCTTTTTTTCAACATGTTCAACGCGAGGAGAATCAAAATACCCAAAACGAAGAATTGTCGTATTTACCCCCTGATAAAATAGTTGTTCGTTAGCTTTATCCAACGCAGATTTTTGGACAGCATATATATGTGGAAAATTTTTATTACCATCAGGTGAGTTAGACCCAATGTTAATTATCCTTTTATTTAATTCTGATGCTTTATATAGTAATTCAACTTGTTCAAACCCATCATGTTTACAGTTAATGAATACATCACAGCTTTCTAGAGTGTCAACAGTATCATAGAATGCACTAAGTGATTTACCAAGGCCTCTTCGTGTTCCAGTAATAAAAAAATCACTCATCACTTTTTTAGTCTTACTCTAAATGCAATCTTCTGTGCCATTTCTGGAGCCGTTTCCGTTGCTCCATTAGTCATATGTAGTTTTGTATGTGGATATACAACTATACGGTTTGGTTTGTGACCAATAATAGTATCTGGATAACCCAGATTATAGTCACGTTTCCAATGTTTATCCCCAGTATATTCATCACCATAAAATACAATTTCTCCACCCCAACTTGGACGCCAATCCAGACTTGAATAAAAAAGAACTGTGTAATAATTATAACCTTCGGGTATTTTATCTCCGCTGTCTCTATGAATACCACCACTAATTTCTAATATACGATTAAACATCTCTACTGGTCTAGCATTTAACATACAAGTCCAGATGTCAGGTCGGCCAAACAGTTCTTGTGGAATGTCAGTATTTTTATCCCAAAAACTATTCTTATTTGCAAATTTTTCTTTTGGACCGCGAAGACCAGCTATACCCTCACCTAAACCATCGATGGTTGCTGCGCCGTCAAATACATGATTGTTTATCTTTGTCCATAAATCATAAATGAGGGGATTGCGTTCTTTCGTAGAATCATCGCTCCACGCGATAGGATGACGATACATAGAATATGTAAATCTATTTGCAATCTTTTCTAGTGGAAAGGGTTCATCACCAGAGATTTTATAAAAATGCCTGTATTGTGTTTTACCCTGTTCATATGGTTTATATTCATTTTCCTCTTTACGATCTAATCGCTCATTTTGATACCAAGAAACTGTTTGCGACCAATCATAAACTGCCTTATGGGTTTCCTCATCTATAATATCATCATATATTTTAACTGTCTTCATCTTCACCCCATTCTATTTCATCCACAAATTCTGGGTCTTTTACTGATTCACTACAAAAGGGGCAATGTGCTATTTCATAATGATGTTCATCCATAGCATGTTTTATACGAAATTCTGCATCACACCCCTCACATACTATTAATTTCAAGCTACTGCCTCATATGCATCATCCCAGTTACCTGATAATCCTGCCACCTCATACTCTGTGACACGGTTCTCAAAGAAGTTAGTGTGGTCTGCACCATTCAGTACCCACTCTAACCAAGGCAGAGGATTTTCCTTCACCTTGAAATTGGTTTTCAAACCCAACTGCAATAAACGTCTGTCTGTTATATACCTTATATATGATTTTACTTCAGACGCATCTAGACCTTCAATCTCACCCATCTTATAAGCAAGGTCAACGAATTTGTCTTCTAGCTTGACTGCAACGCGAGCCATCGAATAAATATCTGTTTTAAAATCATCATCTACTACCTTGGGATGTTCAACACAGAACTGACGAAACAGTTTTGCGTTCCCCTCGACATGCATAGACTCGTCACGAATAGACCACTCAACCACTTTACCCATACCCTTCATCTTACCGAAGCGTTGGAAGTTGAGAAGCATAACAAATGATGCGAACAGTGCAACACCTTCATTGAACACAGACTTTGCAAGTGCAAGTCCTAGTCCCTTCATAGTGCTATTGTCTGACTCCTGCATGAACTCAATCTTGTTAACCATCTCCTTATACTCTAGAAACGCATGATACTCACTGTCTGGCAATCCTAGTGTCTCATTCAATAAAGCATATGCACGTTGGTGAATACCTTCTCGCGCAGCAAACGAACCAAGCATGTTACGGATTTCATTGTTCTTGAACTTAGGTATGAACTGGTCAAAATAGTTCTGACCCACTGCAACATCTGACTGTGTGAATAGGCGTAGAATATTGGTGACGTAATCTTTCTCAACCTGAGTAACCTTACCAGACTTCCAATCCGATACGTCCTCTGACAAATCAAGTTCGTCCTCAATCCAGTGTGCCTTCTCATGACGTGTGGTAATCTCTACGGCCCAAGGATAGTGAAACGGTTTATAGGTTTCACTGAACTGCAATAGTCCACCACCACTGCGCTTCTTCAATAGGTCATCACCCATTTTCATCAGATCATCGTATCCACCAATACGTTTATCATCAATAAAGATTTGAGGAACAGAGTTAACCCTGCGAGAGTTTGTCTCGCCCACCACTTCGGTAGCACCATTGA